CAACCCATAACTTTTAACTTTTTTACTTGTGAGATATTCATGTTCAGTAGCCTCGTGGCATATATTCAGTCGTTCTTTTGCCTCCACAGCAACTTCGTCTTGTCTCAGTTTCCTTTGCTCTTTCGCTTTTTTAGATGCCTCTGCCATCTGTTCATGTAAAGCTTGCTTGTCAACAACGCTAAGGCTATTGGTATCTACTGAACTCCATTTGCCTTCAAAACCAGTTTTCCAATTACCATAAGTACAGAACATATGTTCGCCTACCTGGTTTACTACATAGTAACCACTACGTTGACCGCCTTTATCTGGTTTGCTGTTGATTGCTTGTACTGGCACTCTGATAATGTCACCAGTAATTTCTAAGAAGTCTACAAGCAATCCTTGTGCTTGCATCTCGTTTATTAAATCGTGTGTACTCTTACCTGTACTAAAACCTAAGTCGTTATAGAGTACGTCCTTTTTCAAGTACTTTGTTAAATCCATTTGCAGCTCTCTGGTCATCTAACTCGGCTTGCACGTTCGCCCAGTTTAGATATTCTCTAACAATAGAAGCAAAGACTCGTTTTCTGTTCTCCCTATCCCATTTATGTAATGGTTTATCTGCTTCTTTTAATGTTAAATCTAAATATAAATCTTTGGTTTGTGCTATAGAGTATTCAATACCATCATCATTTAATTGTGCTTTGTTAGGTAGCCTTTCGCCATCACTAATCTTTTTTAAATGATCCATACTGCACGCACCAAGCCAATGTTCTCCATCTTGTTTTAAAAAAGGGCCAGCTGGACGCTTACAATAAGCGCACAGCGTTGGCCTACGTTTAGCATCAAAATGGTACGTCGTCATCGTCAGCTACACTTGATCCCATTGCTTGAAGATCAGCCTCTGATGGACCAGCTTGTATTGGTTTTTCGCTAACAACTTTTGGCTTTGCATCAGTTGATTGCCAAGTTTTTCCCCAATCCTCGTTAATTTTTAGATACCCGTTCTCATCTTTTATAAGTTCAGCAGATACGCTTTTACCCATAAATGCAGTAGATGTATCTTTAGGTGGTTCTTTAATACCCATAGCTTGCGCCATAAGTAAAATAGATTTAATACCACTATCAACATATTTAGGATTGTCATGTCCTACTGTAAAGGTATGGTTAATTCTTATACCAGAATCACCAACCTCAAAATACATCTTGCACCCGCGCCAGCCGTTTCTACCTTCTACTAACGCTTCATCTTCACCTTGCCAATGCAGTACATGCCTGCCTGGCTCTACTTGTCCTCTGCCTTCACCGACAGAATCAACATTATAATTTGTCAAATCCATAATTTACTCCTTTTTTAAATCCAACATTTATATTCAACGCATTCGTCCTCTTTTGATCCACAATAGTTACAATAACCATCTGTGTATTGTGGATCATCACCAGGATCAAACTCGTTATACTCTAATAGCAATATTTCATTCATTTCAACATCTGCTCCCTGATTGCTTGCCAATCAAAAGGCATCTCTGAATCTAAACCAAATCTATTCTTGGCTTGGAAGCCAGGTGTTTCTTGTGTAAAGATAGTTCTATCACCTTGTTTTAGTTTGGTAGTCATGCCACCGCCTTTGCCTTTTACTTGGATAGTACCTATCTTGTAGTTAGCAAAAAATACAGCGTCACTATGCTCTATGATTAAATCAGCTGCTTTTCTGTGCAGTTTAATTTGATGTCTATCATGTGGCTCGCTTGATGGATCTTCATATCTTTTCACTTCGTTATGTGCGATTTGTAGAATAGTAAATCCTTTTGCTCGCAACTGATTGAGTAAAGCAAGATACTCTTTCCAAGTCTCTAAACAAGCTGCATAGCCTTTTCCGTAAGCTGGTGCAGAGATATCTGGCCAACCATTCTTAAGACATACATGCTCGTGCATTAATGTTTCTAACCAATCTAAACTATCTATAACAACAGTTTTGTATTCACTATCATCATTGATTAATGCTCTTAAGTTATCTTCAAACTCGGTATATGTACTAGCCACAGGAAAGTGTGGACATTCTATTTTACCGATACCATCTTCGGCTTGCACTATGATTGCTTTATTCATAGTTGCGCCAAAGGTTGTCTTACCAATACCACCTGGACCATAGATAACCATAATTGGTGGTTTTAGTTTAGCTTTTTGTCTTATGTTAGCTAGACTCACTTAGACACCTCTATCTTAGGTTCATCAGCTGGCTCAACTATTTGCTTCATACGAGCCTCATAAGATGCAAGTAATGTATTCAAATCATCAATATCGTTTTGTGCTTTCACAGTGAACTCATCTCTGACTTGTCTCTTTTCTTGCCACCTAGCCATCAATCGCTTTGCTTCTTCTGGTAATTCAGAGAGCTTATGCTCTTTACCATCTTCAGTAAATTTAATTGTTGGCTCTTCAACATTTTCTGTTTTATTTTCTTCAACCATTTTAGTCTCCCTTTTGGTTTTGTTTATAAGTATCACATACGTCTTTAGCATTACACCAACGGCATCCGTCTTTACTATAGTTATATGTGGGTATTTCTTCAAAGCAAGCATCAGCTGCTGGCTTCAAAACTGTGTCACCCCAATGCAACAAATTAAGTGCTGATATGGAGTATGTTCTTATTGTTCCTTCTTGATGCCAACCTCTTGGTTGTACAATAGTCATTAAAACTTCGCAATCATCGTTTATATATCTTTCTAATGCTCCTAGTGCATAGATACGCATCTGCGGACTATCCGCTTCATGCACCATTCTTCCAGTTTTTAAATCAACTATTTCTATAACATCTTTACCAATTAAAATTGCATCTGCTGTTCCCCATACATGTTCATGCAGATTTGCTAACGATACTTTTTCTTCAATCAAAGGTCTTTTAATATCTAGTTCTTGCACTCTTTTATCTATGTACTCTACATAAGTATTAGCGCAGTCAATCATCTCTTGATCTACTGTAATGTCAAAATCTTCTACATGATGTGTAGTACCTAGATAATACTCTTCTATAGTTAAATTATTGAGTCTACCTTTTAGTAGTGTCTCTACCATTTCGTGAATCAATGTACCAGTAGCAGCGGGTATGCCTACCTTATATTCTACATCCATGCTCGCAAGTAATTGTGGCATACCTGGACATGCCATCCATATCTTTGCAGCTGATGGACTTAACTTAGCGTGTGCCATCAACAGAAATATAAGAGTCTTGTTCCATTCTTTGCACATCTTCAAGATCGTATAAAATCTTGCCACCAATTTTGAAGTAGTTTGGTCCTTGACCTCTGTATCTTCTGTTATCTATTGTTTTCTTGCTAACTCCCCAGCGTTTTGCTAAGTCTCCAACTTCTATGGTATTTGATATGTCAAAATTCTTTTCTAATATTTCCATAAATTTCCCTTTTATTTGTATTTTTGTTTATAATATACCAATATTACTAATTTACAAGTAGTATAATAATAAAAAGGAGTAAAAATGACTATAGATAACATAACACCAGAGGAATGGGATCAAGAAATAGATAGAAGAGCAATAAATAACCAAGTAGGTGGCGGACACTATAATGGTTTAAAAATACAACCTAAAGAATATGTTTATGCAAACAATTTAAGCCCATGTCTTTCTGATTGTCTTAAATATATAACAAGAAATAAAGGTGACAAACAAAACAGAATAGAGGATTTAAAAAAAGCAATTCACTCTATTGAACTAGAATTACAATTAACGTATGGCGTGGACGTTGATGGTAATGATATAGGAAATCACGTCAGAGAATTTAAAATAAAACCCAAGAGGTAACTATGAATTTTGATGCGTTTGACGATCCAATTCTTAAAGAAAGAAACGGAAGAAAACCTATCTATGTGAACAAACATCTTGCAAGAAAGTTTAGAGATTTTTGTAAAATGGAACAGAAAGAACCACATGATGTGGCTGAGTATCTAATATCTTTAGGTATGAACTCTGTAACACATTATAAAGATCCTACTGTGTCTGTTGACATTGAAGCTCTTTAAATAGGTTTTCTACATTTTTCAGCGAGTCAATCGCTTGGATATCTTTGTCCTCAACAGATATCTGCTTACTACCATCAGGAAAGAAAAACATTACCTTTTGACAGTTTAATGCAACCAAAGCATATACATATAT